TACTCTTTCTTATGCTGATGTAACTGTCAACCTATCTACAAATTCAACCACGAAGGCTGGTAAAGACGTAGAGTTGCTTGGTAAAGAGTTCGACCTCTTGGTTTATTTCCTGCAAAATCAAAATGTAATCTTGCCTAAGACTCAAATTTTTGATCGTCTCTGGGGCTTTGACAGTGATACCACTGTTTCCGTTGTCGAAGTGTACGTTTCAAAGATTCGTAAAAAACTGAAAGGAACGGCATTTGCGAAAAACCTACATACTCTTCGTAGTGTCGGCTACATTTTTAAAGATGCTGAATACCGCCCGAAGTACTGAGAGGTTATCGGTAATACGCGATGGCACATTCTTAAATACTTCTCCTTTGGTGAAATTCCTTTTAGCCTCTCGGTAGGTTTCCAAGAACTTATCGGCAAAGAAGTCTCGCTTATGGATAAAGAAGTCGGCCATACCCGATATACCTTTCTTGCACATATCTTTCAACACGTTATACTGTATTTTAGCTTCGTCGTCAAACTCTTGTTGTTTCATTTCCTCCCAGAGTAGTCGAGTGATAAGGGCTTCAGCATCGGGGCAATCGTTACCGGTGAGGATAGTAGCCGATAAGATAGGTACTTCTTCGGTAGCTACGGGGCTTTCTATCGTGCCTCGCTTATAGCCTCGCCTGTCCCACAAGCCTTTTAGTACCCCATCAATCTGTGGGTTGCCGCGCTTGTACTCCGATAGTTGCGATATACCATTGCTAAACTGCGAGAATTCGCGTATTTGTGCCTTAATGGTACTGGCACCTCCTTCAAGCTGTATCGCGGTTTGAGGAATCCCCATTAGCGATTGTACCGCCTCGCAAAGATTGTCTTTACCTGTTGAAGCAGGGCCATAGAGAAAGAGCAAAGGGTAAAAGCCTGTACCCGCTACAATAATATCTTGGTAGAAAGCACCAATGCCAAAGAGTATAGCCGTAATGGCGTGCGAGCGGTGTACCTTATACATCTGTCTGAAGTATTCAGGAGGGGTTAACGAAGTGGCTGTACTCTTAAACCTCTTTTGCGCCCCATACATAAAGGCATTATTTTCGTAATTGGCATTTGCTGAAGGAATGTAATAGCAAGTTTTTTGATAATTGAAAAGTCCCGTTTTGTCGAGCACTATATCTTCGCCCAGGGGTATTACTATTTTATTATTCCACGCCCAAAAGCCTTCCGTTTGCCAGCCGAGTATGCTAATCTTACGCCCTGTGCCCATTCGGTCGAAAAGGTAACGCAAGAGGCGTTCGTGCTGAGAGGGCGTACCTGAAAAGTAGTAGTTACCAAACGAGGTTACCACATTTTTAAACGAGGGTAGGGAGTTTATTTTATCCGAAAGTATATCAAAAATCTTCTCGCTACCATAGATGTTGCAAATGCGTATAAGTTTCATCGGGAACTTCTCATCTTGCATATGCTGCACTATTTCAATAGAGAAATTAGAAATCGACATAAAGTATTCCTTACCCTCCTTGCCCGCTGATGTATAGATGCGGTTATGGTGCTGAAAAAGTCCGTATTCTATAATCTCATTCTTATATAAGTAAGGGTTTTCTACTTCATCAGGAAATAAATAGAAGTCAAGAGAGCCATCGCCTTCGCCTACTGGTCTACTAAGGTTAGGGTTCTTTTCTCCCATATCAATAATTATCTCTGGTGTCTTGAGATATTGCTTTTCAATCTTCTCAGATTTTGAAGCTACCTTAATTTTAAACAGCTCTTTCAGCTGCTCGGCATACGCCTCGCGGGTAGTGTCATCAGGAATGCAACCTACAAGTTTTTTAGCCAATTCGGTAAGGTTCTTTTTATCTTCGGGTAATAGCAGTGCTTTTTTGCTCTGTCCGTGTTTTTCAGTATAGCGGTTGAGTGCTGCGCGGTAGGCTTCGCCAATAAGGTACAATATAGCATCGTTGCGCGAGTATTTGATAAGTTCTACCGCATTGGGGCGTTGCCCTATACTGTCAGGGTCTTCTTTGTCTTCCGACGGGAATACCACTAATTCGGCAAACAAACCCGCTTGCAGTATCAGCTGTAAATCGCGCTCGGCAGCCGTACGCCCTGCGCTATCGCTATCGCGGAAGATAATCACCTTGCGGCATAGTTTCTTCAGTTGTGCCAAGTGCTGTGGGGTGAGAGCCGTGCCCAAGGTAGCAACGGTATTGGCAAACCCTATCTGATGCATTCGCATTACATCGGTATAGCCTTCTACCAAATACACCTCGCCTGTATTGGCAATGGTGTTACGCGCCAAATGAAAGCCGTACAGCAAGTTGGATTTATCGAATAAATCAGACTCAGCACTATTGATATACTTAGGTTGCTTTTTATCGTTAGTAAGTATTCTGCCGCCAAAGCCTACACAATGCCCGTACTTGTCGCAAATAGGGAAGATAATACGCCCCTTGAAGAAGTCGTAATAGTTGCCTTGGGAATTTTTGCGCAACAGACCTAATGCTTCGCCATCGCTCACGATAGCCTGCTCTTTGAAAGCCTCGTACAAGCCTGCCAAGGCATACCCTATACCGAAGTTATCGACAATCTCATCGCTGAAATTACGGCTAAGCATATACTTCTTGGCTTCGCTCTCGGGGAGCAAACTCACGAAATTCTGACGGTATATTTCGGCTGTTTTCTTGAGTATTTGTGTAAGGCTCTGCTTTTGGGTACGCTTTTCCTTCTGCTCGTCGGTTTCCTTCTCGTATTCTATAGGAATGTTGAGGGCTTCGCAAGCGAGTTTAACCGCCTCGAGGAAATCAACACCCTTATAGGCTTGAATGAAGTCGATAATGCTTGTGCCTCCTTTGCCCGAACCGAAGTCTTTCCATATATTTTTTACGTTGGAAACCTTGAAGCTGGGGGTGCGTTCGTTTTTGAAAGGCGAGCACCCCTCCGCCGTTCCGTTGTTACGTATCTTATACGAAGCATCGGTATACACCCTTCCTATGGCTTGGCAAAGGTCGGCTTCGTATAATTTATCTATGACTGATGATTTAATCATAATCAGTTTCTTTCTTCAAAAAGTTTATTGAATTGCTCTTTTCCCATTTTTCCAATGGCTTCTGCTACATTAGAGTAACCGAGTTTTTTAGCAAAAGCACTCTTTTGATCATATAAGTTACCTAGCATTTTTGGGCTACAGTCTTTCATTGTTAAAGGTACTATGCCTGAGTCTTGCATTTGTTTAATTCCTTGAAGCTGTATCTTGGCTGAATTGATAATGGTATTAGCAACATTAGTCATCGCTTGTGCTCTTGAAGTATCAACGCGCTCCTCTTTGATGTCGTCTAAAAGTTTGAATAAGGTTTCGTTTAAGTCGTCTAAGTTCATTTTGTTAGCTGTTTTTTAATTTTAGAAATTTGTTTTATAGCTGTTTTTAACTCATTAGGATAACGATGAATGGTATTGTTTTGCATAAGTTCTTCGTTGCTTACACACACTAAATTTTCCAAACAGCAATCGAGCGTATTCCCATTCTTAAAAATGATATTATACCCTTTAGGTATTATTCCGTGTGCTTGCTCCCATAGATAACGATGCTTAGGTATTACTTTTCTCATTCCTGGTATCTTTATATAGATGTAAGAAGTACCTTTTTCTTTGCGAATCACTTCTGTATAATCAGTGAGGGTATTATGAGGTAAATGCCCTTTCTTAAAAAAAGTGTGTTTTACCTTCTCATAAGTTTCTTCTGACATTTTCATACCTTTGTTTTCAGGAATCTTCCCTTTTTGATATCTACTAATTAGCGATTTTTCTTTCAGTAGTTCGCTATACCCTAAGCGGTGAGCTTCTTTTCTTATTGTAACACAACTTCTATTTAATTCCTTAGCTATCCACTTTAAAGAATAAGGGGGAATATGCTCGTGAATAAAAGTAAGTTCTTCTTTTTTGAAAGTTTTTTTACTTCCCTCACTTTTGAAAAAAGCACATAATTCAGCTGATATTCTAAGGTTATTTTTGCGCATAAATCTCTGAACTGCACAAGGTGATACACCTAATGTTTTTGCAATTTTTTTACCTGATAGTTTTAGGTAATGCTCTCGAATGAACGCTGCTTTTTCTGGGGTGATTACAGATTTCATAAGTATTTTATTCTTTTTTTAGGTTATGTCTTTTTACAAAAGAAGCTACGGTAAGTCTATGAACTTTAGTTAATCTCCCAATAGCACTATAACTAATGTTATTTTCTAAAAGTTCTATTATTTGTTCTTCTTTTCCGGTGAGCTTAGTTTTAGCAGATTTATGCCCCTTGGGACGCCCTAATACTACTCCCTCAGCCTTTTTGCGTGCTAAAGCTTCTTTGGTTCGTTGAGATATAAGTTGTCTCTCTATTTCAGCTGATAGACCAAAAGCAAAAGCAAGTACTTTACTACTAATATCATTACCAAGTCGGTAATTATCTTTGATAGTCCAAACCTGTACTTCACGGTTCATACATTCGTTAAGTATAGACATAATCATCAGTAGATTTCGTCCTAATCGAGATAATTCCGAACAAATAATAATATCATTTTTGACCATATTTTTTAGTAGATTACCCAATTTTCGGTTTTCTACCTTTGTCATTCCAGAGATAGTTTCTTCTACCCATACATCAATTTCTATTTTTTGTTTTTTGCAGAAGTTATTTATCTCATAACGTTGGTTTTCTACTGTTTGCTTATCAGAACTTACGCGTATATATCCGTATACCATAGTTTTGAATTATGAATGATGAATGAGTAGTTCGTTTAGGTGGCATTTAAATTCGGCTATAGCGTTGACAAAGTCTTCTTGGGTGGTTTCCTGCCACTGGTAGTCCTTATAGAAAACATCTTGTAGCCATACGTGGTAATAGCTGTGATAATCTATCGGAGTATCATCAAGCGTGTGTAATACCTGAAAGCTAACCCATTCTTGATCTTTAGTCATTACTTTCCACCAGCTTTTGCGCTGTTTATTACTTTTTTTTGAAGTATATTCGGCTGTGTAATAGTATTTACCGACTTCTAATTCTTGTATTTTTACTGATTTTCTCATAGTGTTTGCTTAATTTTTATTACTTTATCGTTTGTTTTTGAACTCTCTTGCTCTTTTTTGAAAATCGGCGATGATTCGCTCTCTTAGTTCGTTTTCGTCCCATAGTTGTTTTTTCTTTTTCTGTTTAGTTATTGGAGTGCTTTCTACATTGGTATTCAATAGTTGGCGCAAGCGTTCTCCTCGGGTATTATCCAACGCTTGA